CAGATACCCTTCTGAGTATTCACATCGTTGAAGTCTGAACCAACAATCTGTGAAGAATGGATGATCCTCTTAATAAGGTCTTCCATTTCAGGCTGATTACCGGGGATGATGATCGTATCAAACTCATAGCCCATTACATTGCCGGACTGGTTCTTGAAGTTACGTCCGATGTTAGCCAGAGTGTAAAGCATCGTAGCGTTTGTGCCGATTGCGTTTGTGAACTTATTAGACTGTGTAGCAACACCCGTCTTCTTGCCGGGATGATCCGTAGCAAAGAGTGCCTTGCCATCGCCTGTAGTCCTGTCATATGACTTGCCGCCGTATGTAAAGGTGTCTGCCTGAGAAGAAAGTGCGTCAGATGCGAACTGCGCCCTTGACCTCTTGTAAGACCTTACAAAGTTTGCAGCGGTCTGCTTCATCATATCAATATCACCATCATCCTTTGCCTCGCGGGTGCAAGTAAAGGTCTTGATGAACTGATGATGCTCAATGAGCTTGGAGAAGCCCATCTGGTAATCATCGGCTACACCGTTATCGCCTTCGGTTACTTCCTCGAAGTTGCCGAACTCGGTCATTGATCCCTGCTTCTCACCAAACTTCTTAGATGTCTTTACATTGAACAGAGCTTTTACAAGCTCGTCATCCTTGTTCTTTTCGGTATCGGTGTCCTGGATAACCATAGACAGCTCGGTATCTATTACCTTCCACGCCTCGTCGTTAAGACCGCCGTGCTTACTGAATGTTACTGCCATTGCTCGTTCCCCCCTTCTTATGCGAACCTACCGACTACCTTTGAGCCTGATGCTCCGCCATCCGTAAGTATCTGGAAGATACCCGAAGCCGTAGTAGCCGTAGCCTTCTGACCGTCTGTAGTTACCTTTGTGCCTGCCTTCAATGCTGATCCGTCTGCACTGAAAGTAGTCTCAAACTCGTACTCAGGAAGTACAGGAACAACTGCGAGTACATCACCCGTCTTTGCAACCGTGTCCTTACCTACATATACGAACTCAGCGTTACCAGTAGAGGTAACAGCCGTGCCTGCTGATCCGAACGCTACCAGGCAACCGTGATTGTAGGTTACGGCATTGGTAGCAACGATTTCTTTTTCGATAGGAGAAGCGTCGTTCTCTGCTCGTAAAAATTCAAATGCCATATCTTTTTCCCCCTTTTAGTTTAGGTTAAGTTTTCCCGCCACCGTCTTATACAGTGAGCGTATCTGTTTTTCTGTTTTGCCATCGGCTTTAAAGCGGGCCATTGTATCGGCGGGAACCTCTACAAAGTCATCTGACGGTGAAACTCCCGTTGTCTGTGATGCTAAGTGGCTCTTGCCACGCATCTGATTGATAGCCTGCTGTCTTGCCGCGTCACTTGTGTGTGCCATGAAATTGTCAAAGTTGACTGTCTTATAGGCTTCTACAAGGTTTGCTCCCCGGTTTACCTTGTCAAGTATCTCCGGGAAATTCGGTAATGCAGCTAAGTCATTGATGTTCTTAATAGAAGGATCGTACTGACTTATCTGCGCCAGGTCATTCTGTAACATGGCCTCGGCTTCGGTCGCCATGCTTTGTTCAATGACTCTCTGAGCCTGCATGACTACCGGGTTGGTTTCCACCATCCTATTGATTAGGGACGGGTCTATGCCCTTCTCCTGTAACTCCTGCTCGCTTGCCTGTCGCTGTTGGATTGCCAAAGCGTCCATGTAATCGCGGACATTAGTTATAGGCTGTCCTGTCGTGGGATGGGTGATACCCCTGCACATAGCCGCTATCTGTTGGTTCATCTGCCCCATTTCGTTTTCATACTTCCGCCTGGCTTCTTCTTCTGCCCTGCGTCGCATTGCGGCATATCGTGCGTTTTCCTCTGCTGACTGTTCGGGCGGCTCGGCGTTTCCGCTTTCTTCTGTTACGCCTGTTTCCTCACTCTCAGTTTCGGTAGTGTCATCTTCTGTCGGTTCGGCGGCTTCCGACACTTCTACGCCTGCGTCCTCTCCCTCAGCGAAATACTGTAAGTCAAGGTCAAAAAGATTCTCTCTCATATTCAATTTTCCTTTCCGTGATGTTTACGCTTTCCACTTGCGAGTATTAAAAAAGGACTTATTCAGTCCCATTTGATAACGGTATTTCGTTCCGTATGGTCTTAACGACCTTCTTATAATTCGGACACTGTTTGTTCAGACAGGACAAATCCTGTTCTACAAATAACCTAGTAGGTACACTCGGTGTTGTATCGTTCTCTACAACATTACGCGACCGGGTAATCCTCATTTCCACTTGGCATAACGGGCATTTCATTTGGCGCTCCCCCTTCTTCTGTTGCGGCCTGCTGTTGCATCATCTGTTGCATCATCTGTTGTTCCTGTATCATCATTTCAACTTGTGAAAGAATATCTCCGGCATTAGGATAATGATTCTTCTCCATAAGGCTCCAGTACAACCTCATGGTCTGAGGATCACCTAAGTTACCAAACGCACCGCTCTGTAGCTTCATATCTATCTGCTGCCACATAGCTTCTCTGTTCGCCATCATGGTAGAAGTAGGATCGGTCTCAAACATGAACTCGTCGTTCCAGTAATATTCTCCTGCCGCGTCCTGCTTAATGAAATCAGTCTTATCAAGGATGTCGAAATTCTGCTCGCCCTGTGCGCCTATGCCTGTAATCGGTAACGGGTCATCCGCATATGCAAGCCAAAACTTGAACATATACTCGTACAGCTTCGCATAAGCGTCATTCTTCATTACACGCTTAGATTCAAGTCGTCCTGCGGCCTGATTGATTGAATACTGTTTTGCGGTACCAGATACGGCGGAAGGATCGTATTTACCCTGGAAGGCATCGGTAATACCCAATGAAGAACGGGCATCTTCATATGCCTGCTTCATTAAGGTTATGTCCTGATTGATGTTTACTTGTAGATTCAGAACATCTATCAATGACTTCTGGTTAGGATCATCTAAGCGGACTATCTTTAATTCTTTGTCCGTAGTCTCTATCTTTACGCTCTTAGGCAGGGTAACAATAGAACCGCCCTTTAAGGTCTTCTCTGTTGCCTTAGAACCAACCTTCTTTATCAAATCCTGCTGATCCTCAATAACCTTTACGTCCGAGAATCCCAACAGGGAATTGAGCTTAGATACGTTCTTTCTTACGATAAGCGGGAATACACCGGGCTTATAGTATTCCATCGGTATAATCTCAAAGGCTTGTATCTGAACGGGATTACCCATTTCATCAACGCCTGCGTCTTTCAGAATCGGTATCTTATAATCAAAGGATTCGTCCTTAGATACCTCAAAACTCTTGGAACCACAATAAGGACATTCCTTAACATCATCCTCTACGACCGCACCGCACTGTTTACACTTCCTTGTTCTCCGTGCCTGGTAATCGTCAAGGTCTTCCAATGTATAGTCATCGCACCACACGAAGCGGCCTATCTTGCCGTTGTTCTTGTAGTAAGCGGTATTAACTGTAACAACGTCGGTATCAAGGGAAGTCTTACCTTCTGCTCCCCTTATTTCCTTGTATTCCTCACTTGCATCCTCTACATCCACGCCGTACTTCTTTTTAACGGCTTTCTTTGTCATAGCCACTTGTACGAAGATGTAGTCCATTTCCTCTATATCAGAAACGCCGGGCTGCGGTATTACTTGCCTGGGATTCATTTCTTTTACGTTCACATCGCCGTAATTTGCATGGAATCCAAGTTCGTTATCCCACTCAACCAAGAAGAAGTCACCGCCCTGGACCGGGACAATACGTTCCATCTGGTCGTTGATAATGGATAATTTAAGCAGTTTAACCTTATTGATTAAGGCTTTCTCTATGGAGCGAGCTAATTCCTCGTCACCTTCATGGATAGCTGTTACCTTCGGCATAGGGATTGAGGAATCTACCTGGGATTCGATCAATTCATAAGCGATATTCCTAACAGTAATGGCAAGCTCTTTAGCGCTCAGATTAGTGTTAGGATTGCCGTTTACATTCCTGGTGCCTTCATATATAGCCTGATTCTTTTTAATGTCGGATAAGGTACTCTCGTATGCTAAATAGAATCA